AACTTGTCAAGATAACCTAGATAAGGCCCAGTTTGTAATTCACAGGTACGAAACGGATCTATCCTCGCTAAGAATAGACGGTAGGTATAAGAATTTAGATAAGCTAACTTCCACAGAGGATTACGACTATGATTCTCCAGATGACACAGAATTCAAATTTACAGATGAACCACGTAAAAAAATTATAGTGTATGAATACTGGGGCAACTACGATGTTGATGGTGACGGTATTGCAGAAGCTATAGTATGCGCATGGGTTAATAACGTAATAATACGTTTACAGACTAATCCTTACCCAGACAAGAAACCTCCTTTTATAGTAGTTCCTTTTAACAGCGTACCTTTCACTATACACGGTGAAGCTAACGCTGAACTGATAGGGGATAACCAAAAAGTAAAGACTGCAGTTATCAGAGGTGTTATAGACAACATGGCCAGTTCTAATAATGCTCAGGTTGCTGTACGAAAGGGAGCACTAGATCCGCTTAACCGTAAGAAATTCATAAAAGGACAGAACTTTGAGTTTAACGGAAGTCCTAATGATTTCTGGCAAGGCAATTACAATCAAATACCGTCGTCTGCTTTTGACATGATAGGTTTAATGAATAATGAGATTGAATCCATAACAGGTACTAAGTCTTTCAGTGGAGGAATTAACTCTGGATCTCTTGGAGCCACAGCTACTGGTGCTAGGGGAGCGTTAGACGCTACTTCAGTACGTAGAATGAACTTAGTCCGTAACGTAGCCGAGAACCTGATTAAGCCGCTTATCCGTAAATGGATGGCATACAATGCTGAGTTTTTAGAAGATGAGGAAGTAGTACGGGTAACTAACGAAGAGTTTGTACCTATAAGACGTGATGACTTAGAGGGCTTAGTAGATATCGACGTAACAATAGCTACAGCAGAAGACAACGCTGCTAAATCGCAGGAGCTATCGTTCTTACTACAGACGTTAGGCCCAAGTGAAGACCCTGAAATTCGTAGAGGGATAATGGCTGACATAATGGAACTAATGAGAATGCCAGACCAAGCTAAGCGTATGCGTTCTTACCAACCTAAACCTGACCCAGCACAAGAACAGTTCAAACAGTTAGAAATAGAAAGACTGACATTAGAGAACAGGCTTCTGGAAGCTCGTGTAAACAACTTCGATGCTGATGCAGAAGAGAATAGAGCAGATGTCGTTCTTAAGCAGAGAAAAGCTGATGTAGAAGCTGCTAAGGCTAGAAAGCTTACCTCTGAAGCTGAGATGTCAGACCTTAAGTTTGTTAAAGAAGATGAAGGCTACGCACACCTAGAACGTGTAGAATTAGAAGACTTAAAACATGCACAGAAACTAGAGTCTGATGCTAGAATGCACCGGGCTAACTTAGAGCAAATGCTAGCTCAGCAAAGTAGCGGAGACCACAATATAGGGGTATTTCAATGAGAGACATAGAAAGTATTATGGCCAATAGCCAGGCGTATAGGGACGTAGAACCAAAACCTACTCTTTATGATTTACCTACTAACGCTGCAGTAACTAAGAGAGCAGTAGACGCCAGGCTTTTACAAAACTACAAATCTAGGGAAGCGGAGCACAACAGAGCTACGGAGAGTAGAAACATAGCAGAATCTCAGTTTGAACTTGGCAGACTTCAAGGTGCAGAAGAGCAAGCCTTATCAGCACAGCAAAATGTTAACCCATTATATAGCCCTCAACAGTGGGAAGGTTCACAAGATATCCGAGAGGATATAAGCGGAATTTTGGACCAGCAGTTCACAGCATAAAACAATTTAATACCTTAATACGGGAATAACATAATGGCAAACACAGTAAAAAACTCAGACGGATTAGCAGGATCGTTAGCTAAAAAAGCAGAACTAGAGGCTAAGACTAAGCCACAAAAGGTAAAAAAAGGTAAGTACGGTAGCGGACTATTCCAAAATGCTGTAAATTCCAGAAAAAATAGAAATTCTAGGATTGAAGCACAGTTGCGTAAAGCAGGTGCCTAATAACTTGATAAGGGTATACTAGTGTTAAATTTACTAAAAGATAAAGCAGGTAACTTTTGTTTAGCTAAAATATGCTATGTAGTTACATTAGTTGTATGCTTACACAGGGTAGTTACTGTAGAATGTACATCGGTTGATTACACAGGAATAGCAATGCTTCTTGGAGTTGTTGCTGGAACCTACTACGGTAGATCTGACACGAAATCAAAGGCAAATAATAATGAATAACCTAACTACGGTGACACAGACAATGACGTTTAATGAAGTACTTGGGTTGATTGTAGGGATATGCGGATTATTCGTAGCTGTTGTAATATTCATGCAGAAATCCAGAAATTCAGTAGCTAGGGAAGCACATGAAGAAAGTAAGGAATCTCTTAAACATAGCTTGGAGACCTTACGTTTAGGTATCGAGTCTAATAGAAAGCACGGAACTGATATTATGAATACGATGTGGGCCAGAATAGATGAAACACGCAAAACAATGTCAGACCACAAACAGCATATCAGTAAACATTATCATGATAAGCAGGAAGTAGAGAAGCACATTGAGATAATCAATAAGCCGTATCTACAACAAGTCAGACACCTGAACCAGAAGGTAGATAAGCTAGAAGAAAAGATAGAAGAAGTAGCTAAAACTATAAGCGAGGTGAAGGACGTATCCAACCAGGTGCTGACTAACCTAGCCATACTTACTAGTAAAAGCGATAAGTAATATGAGTTTTTTGATTGCACTCATACCAGATTTACTGAAAAGCGTATTTGGAGGGCTATCCACTAAAATGGCCATGTACCTATCTATTACGCTAATCTCCATATCTGGAGGTGGGTATCTAGTTTATAAGTACATGGATATGAGACTTGAAGTAGAGAGTCAAAGAGCACTGGTTAAAGGGTATGAGGTAAGTATAACTAGACTTAGTGAAGGATTAGGTAACGCAGAGAAAACTTTATCGGAATCTAAGAGAGACTTCAAGGATGCGATAGAGAGGAGTAGGAAACTACGGAACGATTTTGAAAGTAACCGTGCTAAATTTATAGAGGCTCAAAATGTATTTGATAAAGAATGCGGTAGATTTGATAGGCTTATGCAGAAGAAAGCAGGTCTTGTTGTTAGGGCTGCTAATCGTGCTACTGACAGGGTGTGGGACAACTATAAAGAAGCAACCAGTACAAGTTCTAACTAAGTACAAGAGGGTAGATATTGTCTGCCCAGATGCTCCAACCTTAGTGTCACCAAACTGGAAGAACATTGTTTGGGTAGTTGCCACAGACGAAACAGGATTGAAAGTACTAGGAATAACAGAAAGAAACTATAAGAACCTAGCAGAAAACACACAACATGCTTTAAAGGCAATACAAGATAGAAATTTAATTTTAAACTACTACAAAAAGTGTATACAGGAGTTCAATTCAAATGAGTAAACTAAAGAGTCCTTGGAAACCTAAAACTACTATTCTGATCATTGCATTTCTGGCATTGATGGTATGGATGTTAGGTAAAGAAGCATCAGCCGACACTAAGGTAGAAGTAGGTGGATATGCAGTAGGTGTTGGGTTTCAACATTATCAAGGCGAACATTTAATACTGAATGAGAGATGGAACGAGGGCAAATACCAAATCGGTGTTTTACTGCAGTTAAGATTAGATTGTGTTGCAGACGTATGTAAGCGACCTAGCTCAAAGAGTTCAAATCAAGCAATATTTATTCAGCGTATAGTACACTATGAAAAACTAGAATTACTGTTTGGTATGAGTTATTGGCACAATGAAAGCCCTGCTTGGAATAGTCACACACCTTACGTTCTTGGATTAGGTTATAATTTTACAGATAAATTAAGCTTGAATTGGAAGCATTTTAGTACAGGTGGAGCATCTTCTAATAACGGTGGATTAGACTTTTTAACTGTAGGTTACACGTTTTGAGAATTGTATATTATTTTTTAGCATTATTAGCAATGCCGTATTTTATATGGTCAGTATTACGTCCTCAAGTGCTTCCCTGTGACGAGTCTAACCGCATCAATAAGATTAGACTAATATGGTTTGCGTGTACACGACAAGAGCTGTTTGATACGTTAGATTGGAGTCATGACTCTCCTATTACCAGAATACAGCTAGTGTGGAACGTGTGTCAAAGAGAAGGTTACTTTGTAAGTACATTTCCTTGGTTGATGAAAGATGAATACGAAAACATTAATAGATAGGAGCAATGCGGTATGTTCGATGCACTTTTACATGTAGTTACTTTAATTGCTTGTTTTGTAGCTCTACTAGTAACCATAACTGATTTTGCAACTATACGATACCTAGCAACTACCTCTAGAAAAGTTGCGCTATTTATACTTTTATCAGTACTAGTACTATTTTTCACAGTAGCGGGTCTCCACGCCATTGACGAAATACACACGCTAACGAGGTCACTATGAAATTTTTAATAACAATTGCACTATTCATTTTTACACTATCCACTCAAGCTGTAACTGACACACGTATGTGCGGTGAAGTTAAAAGAACAGTTGACGGTAAAATTAAACGTGACGGAAAGGTTACACGATCTTTTAAAAAGCTATACCCATGTCCGTCAAACATGTCGTCTACGGGTAGTTGTCCGGGTTGGGCTATGGATCACGTCATACCGTTAGCATGTGGTGGTTGTGATACTATTGAAAATTTACAATGGCTGCCGTTGGATATAAAGAGTAAAGCTGGTAAACTCCCTAAAGACAGATGGGAAAGAAATCTTTACTGCAATTTTGCTAAACCTATAAGTGTACAGGAACCTAAGTGAGTAACACATGACTGTTAACGTAGCTTTTGACGGAAGTGTAATTGATACCGCGGATACGGTAGGTAACTGGACAGGTGTGAAGATTACATCCGGTGGCGGTTTTGCACAACCTACAGCTGCTGATGCGGCTTATGAAGGATTGAACAATATCACTCTACGTTCAGATAACAAGAGGGTATACGCTTACGTTGATGTTGGGGCTGGTAATGAGATTGATTTCACTGCTGGACAAGCAGGAGCCGGTACTGTTGATGGATCAGATCAGATGTTTTACATTTGGGTTAATTTCTTGCCATCCCCACTATTGGCCCTCCAATCAGAAGGCGGTCTTGGTATCTTCATGGGGGTAGGAGGAGCAACTCCAGGATCTTCTCAGTATGCGCTTTGGTACATTCACGGTAGAGATACCTATACCGGTGGTTGGGTACGTTTAGCGATTGACCCGAATAAGCTGCCTAGTATTGAAGCAGGTACAGCGTTTGACCCAGGAAACGTAAGGTATTTCGGAGCATTTGCCCACAATAACCAAGGCACGGCTAAGTACGATAATTTCGTAATTGACCAATGCGCTAGGGGGAAAGGATTAATTATCACTGGCTCGTCTACTCTAGGTCTAGCAGAAGAGTTACTTGCAGACGAAGAAGCAAACAGACACGGAATTGTCACACCGTTAAACGACTCAGGTACGGCATCACAGATTGCTGGCAAACTCACATTTGGGGATTCAGTAGGCACAGCTTTAACTAACATTACTGATGAAGACTCTAAGTTTTTTGCAGCAGAGCCTTTATACTATGAGACTACGTTAAAGACTGCATGCCCTTTAACTTTTATGGGTATGGATATAGTAGGTAATGGGACAGGAGCTACAGATGTTGCTTTTGGTCAAGCAGTTGGTGCTGATAATGGTCGTAACGGTATTTCTTTAGTAGGTAATGATTCCTATAATTTCACTTTCGATAGAGATGATGGTTCAGTAGAGTCTTCCGATTTCTACGGTTGCTCATTTGAGAACTTAACAGGTACGTTAGCTTTAGATGGTACACATGACTTCAATGGAGCCACATTAGTAAACTCTGCAGCAATTAGTGTTGCGTCTAATACCTCTAATATGACCTCAGTAGGTTCAGGACAAATCACACCTGCTGCTTCAGTTGTTTTGGCGAATAGCCTGATAATCAATAACACTGGTTCCTCCTCTGTAAGTACTTCAGATTTAGGCAACGTAGATAAATGTATATTCTCTAAAGGCGTTTCAGGACATGCTGTAGAACTCTCTGGAGTAGCTGCATCATACGGCTGGAATTGTACTGCAACAGGTTATGACACAGGTACAGCCTCTGCAGGAGTTCAAGTCACTGGTGGATCTATTACCGGTAATGAACACATACACGTTACAGCATCAACAGGTACGTTTACTATCAGTGTCGCAACTGGTGCAACCATACCTTCAGTAAGCTCTGCAGGGGCTATTGTCAACGTAGAATCTGGTGGAGTATTGATTGATGTAAACGTGAAGAACGAGTCAGGTGGTAACATTACAGGAGCTCTTGTCTATATAGACGAAGATCTTGTTGTTGGAGGTAATATTGCAAATACTACTACTAACGCTAATGGCGATATAGTGCAAGCAAGCTACACAGGTGCAGTTACTAGTGCTATACTGCGAATACGGCTATACGGGTACAAACCATTTTTAGGTACGATAACCTTGACTCAAAACTCAGCAACTAATGTGATTCTAATTACAGACCCACAACAAACTTAAATAAGCAGGTGAATACGGATGGCTTTTAATTCAGCAGATTGGACAATTAACTACGTAACCAAAAAGGTTACGAATAACGATTCAGGTACAGGTAACAATGTTCCAGCAGTCGTCGGCTCTCAACTATACGTAGGCTCTTGCTTATTGTTCTTTCAGTGGATTGCCACTGAGTTTGCTTCTGCATCTCAGATGGATGACGCTTACCCAATAGTGTCTGATACGCCAACAGTATACAAGTGGCAGAACGGGTGGGGATTCGGTAATGAAACTGAAGATACCAACTACCTAACAGGCGGGGATTTCACAAGCTCTGACGGCTTAGAACAATGGAACTCGGTGTTTACTATCGGTGCTCCTACTGCAGGAACTCAAATTGCCATATTTCAGAATGACGCTGAGATAACTCCATGGTGGGATGTTAACAACATAGATGTCTTGATCAAGGTTAAGACTGGTGGTGTATTTATCCAATCAGATGACGTATCTGGTGTTGCCAAAAATGGCGGTATATGGTTATACACTCGTAAGTTTGGTGATTTCTTTAATCATGGTTTTGTGGATTTGGAAGCAGGTAGAGCACCTATTGGTCTTGATACCGCAGTTGACTCAAATAACCAAACATTAGAGGCAACAATCCAGGCATTATACGATGATGTAGGGTTTACTATCACTTTCGGTACAGTGTCACGAGATTTGAACAATGGTCAAGGCGCTCAGAACTATGACATTGAGATAGACTGTAATGGTCTTGGTATGGATGATGTGTACGAAGTCCTCAAATTAGCTACTCAGTATGGAGAGCTAACAGCGTTGAATGGTGATGCTGGACAGGAATACCGATCAGCTTCTGAAGGTACTTACGCAGAAGTCAAAGTTGCACCATTCGGAACACTTGCAGGTACAACATTCTTTGGAGCTAGAGGCGTTTGGTTGACTAACTACCTAGTGGCTGACTTCTCATTGATTGATGCTTCAGGAACAACTAGAGTTCCTCCTAGCTTACAAAAAGTTAACGCAAATCATCCCTCACTTGTTGGTTGTGAAGTTCTTGTTGCTGAATCTTTAGCAGGATCTGTTGTTAAAAATCAGTATACCATTGCTTCAGTAACTACTAACTCTATCACTTGTGATGGCACTCCGGCTATTGACCCAGATAAAACTCCGTTAACAGGTATAGCCAAGATTGGAGATACTGTGTATGCATACACCGGATTTAACGGAAATGATCTAACTGGTGTTACTCCTGACCCTACAGGTGAGACTGGAGACTTCTACATCCCACTACTTAATGTTTTGGCAGATACTACAACTGAGTTATCTGATAACTTAGTGTACAATACAGACATCACAGTTCTTACGTCTGTTAGAAAATATGGGTTCAAGCCATACGATGTTGAAACTGTATTTGGTTCTGGTGGATTAACTTTCACTCCTATCTTAGCTACTGACCCACAGGCAACTTAATGAGTTACTATGAAACAGTACAGGCGTTAATAACACTCTTGAACCTTCCAGAAGGTCAGGAGTGGGTAACTCTTAAAGACTTGAAAGATCAAGCGGAGAAGCTGGATGGCGGTAAGAAATGATCTGGTTGTTGATTGGAGCAGCTCACCGAGAGTAATAACTATCAGATCTCCATCTGTAGAGATTACAATCCAGGACTTACACGATAGCTGTAGGTTCTTGGAGTCTCAAGCTAATGCTATGGATAATCCACCACTTATTGACACAGCTGGTAAGGAAGATTTAGGCGGTGGTGTGGAAGTTGGGCTTACCTCAACTTTACAGGATGCTCTAGTAGCTTTTGAGGCTAGGACTGGACCAACCTACGTTCAATGTAGAGTTAATGGTGGAAACTTAGTAGCTTTGGATTCTTTTGGGACTACCTTGTCTAGTCCTATTGACCCTACTGCGTTTACTCAAGTAGTTACAACTGCGTCTTCCTCGGCAACATCCCAAAACCAAGCGAGTATTGAGTATGGTTCTTTTGAGGGTGGAGTTTGGTACGATGCCACTTCAAGCAACATAGGTACTGGTGGACTTAACGGTAATGCTCAGAACCCGTTAAACAACGTACCGGACTGCATGGCAGTTATGACTTTAAGAGGTCTTCCTGCTGTAATGTACGTTATAGGGGATATGACTTTAAGTACTGGAGATGATGTACGTAATATTCACATAATTGGCGTATCTCACATAAATTCTACACTTACAGTGGATGCTGCAGCATTATGCCTAGATACTCGATTTAGTAAATTCGATATTACAGGCACACTTGACGGAAACTCTGAAATAAGGGATTGCGTAGTTGGGGATCTTGAGTACTTTAACGGTCATTTACACGATTGTTTTTTAGAGGGTCTTATAAGGCTTAGAGGTAACTACCAAGCTAATATATCTAATTGTTCAATCCTTGATGTTATGAACCCTCCTACTATTGATATGCTGGGGTCTACTCAACGATTGATGATGCCAAACTACTCAGGACGAGTTATATTTGATAATATAGACCAAGCAACTGCTTCTGTTGCTTTAGGGTTAGACGCAGGTGAAGCTATAATAAATCCTACCTGCACAGCCGGAGTAATTGCTGTTTCTGGTACTGGTGCTGTCAAGGATGGCAGTTCTTTTACATGCTATGTAGTTAACACTGCTCTGGATGGAAGTGACCTGAATAACCTCAAGTATATAGTTGAAGCACAAAGACCGCATCATTCAGGGTTTGGTAAAACTTACTTCTGGAGTCCTTACGCAGGCGATGATACTTTCGACGGACTACATCCTAGAAGAGCCACTAAGACTTTTGCACAAGCTCAAATTTTAGCAGAGGATAATGGCCATGATACTGTTATTTGCTTATCTGATGACCCTACAGGAACCACTACCACTAATGAACAGATAACCATTACTAAGGGCTACCTATTCTTACGTGGACCAGGAAGAGATTTCAACATTCACTGCCTTTCTGATGGGTTTAGTTGCGTAGATATTCAAGCTCCTGGAGTTGAAGTATCTAGTATGCGTATCTCTAACGAACTAACAAACACCTCTCCAGCAGTACACACATCAGGAGTATTTCCGTTTCTCAAAGATTTGTACATAGAGGAATCGTTTAACGCCATTAACATTAATGGTGGCAGTCAGGGTATCGTTCAAAACTGTAGAGTTGGACATAACACAGGTTACGCAATTAAAATAGAAGGAGACTCTGACCATTTCACATTGAAGGATTCTCATCTAGGTTCTAACGGTGGAGGTGGCGTTATTGCTGACTTCTCTACAGGACACGAGCTTATAATTGTTAACAGCGTCATACACGGAAATACAGGATACGGAGTGTCTATTGGAGCAAATACTGCAGGAGTGCAAATACTTGGTGACGTACAAATATTCGATAACTCTTTAGGAGATGTACTAGACAATGGCCCTAATACTCAGGACTTAAGAATTTCAGTTGGACTTACGGTAGATGAGAATACTCAGCTTATGTCGTTGCCTAGCGCAGTAGATGTTAAAAATGAAGTACTATTTACGGAAAACCCTTAATGGCTACGTTATGGGAAACGATAACTGAAAATAGTACATTGCCTGTAGAGCCGGGTAATACACTACTGGATCACGTAAACCATCAAGTGAGTGGTGTACCATTCCCTGTACAGCAACTAGAGGTTAATTTTGCTGAAGTAAACTCAGAAGTTAATTTCACTGAAGAAGAAAATGAAGTATCATTTAAAGATACAACACAAGAAGTTAACATAAACTTAGATAGCGTAGGGGTAGATAATGTCATTCAGTAGAGTTAGGGGTGATACCCAACTTCAGGAGTTCACTCTAACAGTGACCGCTAATAACGTCACAACTCCGTTAGACCTGGATTTAGCAGACAAAGTGGAGTTCTCGTTTATTAAGCCTAAAAGTAGTACTGTTTTAATTAGGTTATGCGATAAACACGCAGACCCTTTGACAGGTGTATGCTACGTGGACTTCACAGATACCGATGTAGATACAGCAGGTACTTGTGTGTATGATATTCAGATAACTTGGGTAGGCGGAAGAAAAACTACCTACACTGTAAGTGAGTTCAAGCTTACTGATGACGTAAACAAGACTTAGTAGATGAAATTGCAGTATAATGGTTAAAACTTATAAAGAATACAATGTGAGGATACAAAAATGGAACAAGGATTAGCAGCAAGCGTAGCACAACCACAACAAGAACCTAATGGTGGTGGTCTACCAAGTTTAGAGCAAGTTGCACAAATGTTAATGGAAGGAGTACCTCCAGAAGAGTTGGAGCAGATGGGTATACCTCCTGAGTTGATAATGGAAGCAATTGCTATGCTAGAGCAGCAAATAGCAGCAGAAGGTGGACAGCCTCAAGAACAGCAAGTACAGCCACAACAGGTAGAAGGTGCAGGTGGTTTAGCGCAGAACTTGGTCGGGTAGATGGAACACGGCCTAGCTAGTACTATGGTATACGGAGATGGTGTAGGAAACACGGTAAAGCACCATTACTCCAAAACTGCCGTAGTTAACCGTAGAAACAAGCTCAAAAAAGGTAAAAAAGGTAAAAGGGGTTGTAAAACTCGTTGAACCTGCTATATACTGAAATACGTAGGGTGACTATTACACTTGTAGGTCACTCGATACACAACTTTTAAACTACATAAAAGGATTCGTAATGAATAACCTTGACAACGAACAGCATCTTATTGAAGTAGAAAACAAGTATTGGGCAGACAAATGGGCTGCACTAGAAAGATTAAAAGAGAACAAAGATTTCCAGGACGTTATACTTACTGGTTACTTTAAAGATAAAGCCATAAATGGAGTTAGCTTACTGGCAAGAGATAATATTGTTGAAGGTGGACACAGGACTGCAGTAATGGAGGACTTAATTGGTATATCCAGTTTAGAAGACTTCTTCATTACAATTGAGAATTTAGGTACAGAAGCTCCCGATGATGATGAAGACGAGTAAGGGGAGGTCTGACTATGGATACTAATAGTGAAGATGATTTATGGGGAATGAGTGACGAAGAGTTAGAGACTGTGTACAAAGAGGCTAAAGCTCAGGAGAACTCTCCCGAAACAGATTTAGAAGCAGACGATGTTTCTGAAGATATTGAGTCAGAACCTTCTACGGAAGAACCTGATGAAGACGTATCAGTCGATGATGACGATACAGAAGAAGATTTAGAAAAAGAAGAAGAAGATGGTCATGATCAAACCGATACCTCGGAATCTGACCATGATTCTAGCGATGACTCTGAAACTGACGATGAAGATGACGACAACACTGATGAAAATGAAGCGGATAATCCTGACGGGGAAGATGCTGAAAATGAAGAAGAAAGTTCTGATGACACTGAGAAAGACGAAGACGAAGAGCAACCAGTAAAAGAATACTCGTTCCGTGCAAACGGTAAGGACTATGAATTTTCAAGTGATGAGATTGTAGACCAATTCCCTAAGATATTTGGCAAAGCAATGGATTACACCAAAAAGATGCAAACCATCAAACCTTGGCGTAAAACAATCGATGCTATTGAAGGGGCTAATCTCTCGCATGATGATGTCGGTCTTATGATTGACGTACTGAAGGGTGATAAAGAAGCTATTACAGAAGTGTTAAAACGAACAGGTACTGATACCCTCGAATTAGACACAGAAGCAGATAGCGGATACGTTGCTAAGAATTATGGTCGAGATGAAAGTGCTTTGGCTATTTCTGATATTGTTGATGAAATAAGCGGAGATGATGAGTACACAACTACTCAAAATATTCTATCTAAAGACTGGGATGATAAGTCGTGGGAAACTGTGACGGAAAATCCTAACATGGTTAGGTTGCTTCACGAAGACGTGAAAAGTGGTATGTACGAAACTTTACAGCCATTGGTTAATAAACTAAAAGTCTACGATGGTGGAACTAAACCAGATATAGAATATTATAAGGAAGCTGCTCAACAACACTTTAATAAACTCGCTGAACAGAATGCTTACACAGAACGGCAAGCAGCTACTAAGCAGAAGCGTATGGATACTCAGAATGCTGATACAGAAAAGCAAGAAAGAGTCACTAAAGCTAAAGCTCAGTCTAGCAAGCGAACCGCTACTAAGAAGGCATCTGCAAAGCGAAAAGCTGCAGCACCTACAGCAAGTGTGTCGAAAGACCGTGCAGTTGTAGATTACTTAGACGAATCTGATGAAGCATTTGACGATTGGTATAAGAGGTTGCAAGATTCCGTATAAATTTAATGGACAAGTTTGTCCACGGTTAAACTAAGAGGGCTATAAAATGGCTGATAACCAATATAATAACGGCACTAACTCTACACAGGGTGCCAACACAGTTGTACATTACTATGATCGTGCAGGCGTAAAAGCTGCTAATCGTGTAAACCTTTATGGCCAGTTTGCTGACCGTAAATCAATGCCTAAGAAAATGGGTAAAACGTTTAAAATTTCTAAGTTTTTACACATGTATGATCGTGCTCTTAATCACGCAGATTTTGCATCTAAGGGTTACTTAAGTGCTCGTTCGATTGATGACATCACGACTAACTTACTGACAGATGCTGCATTAACTGAAGGTGCAGGTGCAGTAAACAAACGTACTTTAACTAAAATCACTATGGAACAAACGTTAGCTCGTTATGGTGAGATGTTAGACTATACTGACGAAGTTGAATTATTCTCTGAAGATTCTATGCAGGTACGTTACCGTGAAGAATTAGGTGAGTTAGCTAACTCTCGCTATGAAGATTTACTTCAAGCAGACATGCTATCTACCGGTACTGTAATGTTTGGTGGTTCGTCTACTAACATTGGTGAAATAGATGAAAACTCTCAAGTTACTTATGATTTAATTCGTAAAGCTGTACGAAAGTTAGTACGTAACCGTGCTAAAAAGAATACGACTTTCGTAACTGGTGATGTGAAGATCGATACACGGACTGTTGCTAAAGCGTACTACGCTGTCATTGGCGCAAACGTTAAAGGCGATTTAGAAACTATCACCCGTGGTACTGGCTCTACTGAGGAGTACGTGTACATTGCTGCTCATAAATACGCATCAGCTGCTACACTTGCTGAAGGTGAAGTTGGAGCTATGCACGAAGTAAGGTTCATCGAGTCTGAAGCTGCAGTAGTTTATGATGGTCAAGGTGCTATTCCTCCACAGAACTACGCTGGGGATTTATCCATTTCTGGTGTTACTGATTTAGCTTCTGTAACTCCTGCTGATCGTGGTAACTTCGATGCTTTCCCTATACTTTTCCCTACTGAAGGCTCTTTCGCTACAGTCGGTCTTAAAGGGCAAGGTAAGATTAAGTTCAACTCTAAGTCTCCGGCTAAAGTTGAAAACTCTAATCCGTACGGAACTACTGGGTTCTTCTCTTATAACTTCTTCTACGCAGGTATCATCTTGTGTGAAGAGAAGTTACTGAAAGTCTTAGTTTCTGCTACTGCTTAGTAGGTACATAACAGTAAGGGTCTCTTTAACCGGAGATCCTTATTAGTTACCACTTTACTTTAAGCTCCTAGTTTACTACAATAAAATCCGTTTTACTTACCCTCTAAATACCCTATTAAGGAATTAGACAAATGACAGAATTAAATGAGAATACAGATAACGAAGTATCGCCATTAGACGAGCTTAAAAAAGAAGCTAACGAGCTTGGCATCAGCTTCAACAAATCCATCGGTCTTGTAAAGTTACAAGCCAAAGTTGATGAATTTTACGAAGCGAAAGAGAATTCAGATCCAAAGATTGACGTTCCTCTAGAAAAGGTAGCAGATGCACCTAAAGCGTCTAAAGGACTTAGTGCTAAAGTTAAGTTGCGAGTAGAACGGGAACGTAATGCACGTAAAACACGAGTAGTCTCCTTGGTAGATAACGACCAACGGTCAAACAGCCATACAACTACGTGTACAGCAAACTGCTCCAATGAGTTCTTTGACTTAGGTACTAAAGTGTTACCACTTAATGAAAAAATTGAAGTTATGATGGGACATCTCAACGTACTAAAATCAGTTAGAATACCTCTTCATGTTAAAGATACAAAAACAGGTTTATCCTCAGTAGTGATGAGACCTAGATACACTATCAGCTATGAAGACGTAGAATAAAAATTAAACATTAAAAGTTAGGAGACACTCTAGTCTCCTGCAGTTTGCCCTTAAGGATATTACATGAGTTGTGACTCTACTAAATTCGTTATCTCAAAAGGTGTAGACAACACTTTTACTTTCACCATAAAACAGGATAACTCCACGCTACCGCTAACAATAGTTGGTGGTGATACCTTTTTCGCTGACCTGATTTTACTGGAAGGTGATGCTGCCTACGCACAAGTAACTAACAAGGCGTTAACAGTAGAAGACATGGCAAACGGTAAAGTATCGCTAGTTATCGCAGCTAACGAGACTACTAGTCTTGTTACTGACAAATCTTCCAAAGTAGATAGATACTACTCAAGACCTACGTACAGACTGTTGCTGAGATGTAACACTACTAATAACGGGGATTTTATAGCTACTGTGGATTACGTGTATGTCTCTTAAGGTAACAAATAGTATAGAAGTTACACTAGCGTCTACGGATATAGACAAGTACAAGACAGAAGACGTTGTATCTTCTAACTCGCACACTGTATGCGCTGAGTCTACTCAATACATAACAGCTGTAAAAAAGGAATACTCTATAGTTGGTGATGCCTTCTATGCAGGAGTCAACTCTGATGTAGCACCTTCGTGGCTGACAAACCTGGTTACTGACCTTGTAAACGTAACAGTAGATAATGGTTTAGTAGACTATGACTCACTAGTTCAAGACGTAAGAAACGCAATAGACTCCATAGATGTTGCTGCTAACACGTATGTTGAACAAATCAGTTTTACAGCAAGCGTTGATGGTATTATAGGTGTACACCTAGATACACTAAACGCTACGCATGATGGCAAGTTTGCCACTATCGTAAATTTAGACTTGGTAGAATCCACTACTACTCACGCACTGGCCCTTAGCGTTACTGACCTAAGAGCTGAATTTACAGAAGACATAAATGCTCGTGCTACCACAATAGAAACAGCTTTTGCTAATGAAGATGCAGCATTAGCTAATAGTATAACAGCACTTACCACAGCTTTCACCGATCAAGAAACTAACCTATCAGGTACTGCAGACGC